TCCACCATTATAACCTTGGTTAGCAGTTCCTGTTCCACCGGCGCCACCACCCCAACCACAACCACCACCTGAACCACCTGATGTTGTTGACTCAACACCATAGTGTCCGCCGCCTCCGCCGCCAACAGAAGTTATTGTTGTTAATCCAGTACCAGATATAGAAGAATTGGCACCAGGTGAACCATTGGAACCATCAAATGTACCATTTGCACCACCAGCTCCAACAGTTATTGTATAGGTAACAGATGGACTAAGAGTTAAAGTTGATTCAGCAGATGCTCCACCGCCAGAAGATTCTCCAGGTACAGAAGAACGATAACCACCAGCACCACCACCACCAGCAGTTCCTCCACCTGAACCACCACCGCCTGCGATTACTAAATAATCAACTAAAATACTACGTGGGTAATTTTGACTAGCAGTAATTCCTAAAATTGGACTCACGACAAATCGCCTAAAATAGTAAAAACATTTGATGCTGTGCAAATAATTGTTGCTGCTGAATATCTTGCTCGTAACACTGGAGCAGTAGAAGTTGCACCAGTTGATGTAATAGTTACTGAACCACCTGAAATTGTTGTTAATCCAGTACCAATAGATTGAATATTAATTTGTTGTCCTACTGTAAATACATTTGCTGGAATTGTTACTGTAATTGCTGATGTATTAGACGTTGTAACAAGTTTATTATTAGCATCATCTGCAACCAAAGTGTAAGTTGTGCCAGTCTGTGCATTAAAAGTTAAAGTATTAAATGCCCATTTTACTCCTGTAGCAGAACCACTGTCGGCTACTAAAGATGAACCATTGGTTCCTACTCCTAAGCGGGTAGGTGTTCCGCTTGTACCGCCAGTAATAATATCACCAACTGTTGTCATAGGATTTGTCATACCAGCCGAAGCCCATTTTAATCCCGTGGCAGTAGAGCTATCAGCAGTAAGAACTGTGTTGTTTGCTCCAACTGCTAGACGAGTAGCAGTTGTATCATAAGTTAATACATCACCTTTAGTTGTAACAATAGTGCTTGCTGATGCACCTGTAGCACCAGTTGGACCTTGTGTGCCTAAACCAGCAACAGTATCCCAACTTGTTCCATTATATCTTTTAACTGCCATATTAGTATGCTCCCATAATTGTCATAGTACGTAAGTCGGGGTCACCGTCTACTGATTCATCAATCCATACATCTCCAGTTGTAGGTGACGTTGGTGTTACTGTTCCAACAAATATTCTTTTTCCTGGTTCTGCATCAGTAACATTAATTGGTGCTACTTTAACCGTACCAGCGGTACCAGTGTCTGTGCCCATACCAGTAAAGTCAATAAAGTCATATGTTGCTGCAGAGCCACCATTGATTTTAACTTGGCTTCCTGCTTGTAATGCTGTCCAGGCAAGCCCAGTTGCTGCTGCACTATTAACACTAAGTACATAGCCGTTAGTTGCTGCAACAGATAATTCTGCTGGAGTTGACGCACCGCTTGCAGCGATGATTGAACCCTTAGCAGTAAGTAATGTCTTCTGAATAAAGTTGGATGTATCAGGTGCTACTAGGTCCCAAGAGGAACCATTGTAAACCTTCATTGCATTTGTAACTGAGTTAAAGTAAAGTGCTCCAGTAATTAAAGCATTACCATCATTGTCTACTGTTGGGTCAGATGTTTTAGAACCTAAGTAGCGGTCATCAAACTGGTCATAAGATGCTGCTGCACTTGTTGCTGATGTTGCTGCACTAGCAGCAGATGTTGAGGCTGCAGTAGCGGAAGCAGCAGCGCTTGTAGCGCTAGTTGCTGCAGCAGTTGCCGAGTTGGCTGATGAGGTTGCATAACCTGCAATTGTTGCTACTGAGTTAGCAGCGGTAGTTGCACTTGCTGCTGCAGATGTAGCTGATGTTGCCGCTGCTGTTGCACTCGCTGCAGCGCTTGTTGCGCTAGTTGCCGCTGCTGTGGCAGAGGCTGCTGCTGAGGTAGCACTTGTTGCTGCTGCTGTCGCAGAACTTGCAGATGCACTTGCAGATGCTGCTGATGCGATTGCTGATGTTTCTGAACTTCCTGCAGATGTAGCAGCAGATGCTGCACTAGTTGCTGCAGATGCAGCGCTAGTAGATGCTGCAGTTGCAGAACCTAGAATGCTGTCTACATAATCCTTAGGAGTAGCAGAGGATGCTGACATCCCTGCAGAGGATAGACCAGTAATAACTGGAGAGCCAGAGATAGTCGGGCTTGTTAAAGTCTTGTTTGTAAGAGTCTGTGTCGCAGTAGCGATAACCACTGTGCCTGTTGTGTTAGGCATTGTGATTGTGTTATCCTGTGTAGGGTCGACCACTGTAAGGGTAGTCTCATAGGCATCTGCTGTAGCACCTTCGAAGACAATGCTTGCATCTACCCCTGCACCAGAAATGCTTGGGTTGGTTATTGTAGGGGCTGTAAGGGTCTTGTTAGTCAGGGTCTGGGTGTCGATAGTTCCGACTACAGAAGAAGAGTTTGAGATGCCGTGGACACCCGTAGAAGCCTCTACGTGGGCATTGGCTTCGCGGTAGTCGCGACCAATTGCCATGTGGCGAACTACTGCACCAGCTGAGTGAGCCTGGGCAGATGAACCATCAATAGCACGGGTTACTGTGAAGGTGTTAGTCGATACCGCGGTGGCATCTAAGATTTCTTCGAGAGCCGTGTCTGGGTCTACAACAACCGTAAAGGTTGTACCCGCAGGAATAGACTGGCCACCAAGGAGGGCTGTACCAGACTGGACAACTATCGTTGATGCGCCAGCGGTAACTGCACTTGTCAGTGTAGTTTGCTGTGAGCGAGAGGAGTAATTGCGTGTTGTCATTTATATTCCTATCGAGTATAATGAATTCGTGGCGGGTATTGACTTTGCATTGCTGATACTTCTTCGTTCAAACGTTGTGAGTAAAGAGCAAAGAGTTGTTTTGTTGCTGATGCGCTTGCACCGTATGGGCGCTTGCCATCTGTTTCGTCCGCCTGTGGGCTAATCTGACCTGCACGAGCAGGGTCGAGGTAAGCCAATAGTCTGTATGATGCACCGAGGATTACAATGTCACGAGCTGATTCAGAGAATCCAGTAGTAGTTGTAAATACATCTCCGCTGTTTGCCATAGCAGTTGGAGGTGTGGCATACATCACCTTTACTGTACGTCCTGGTGTTATATAGTCGTAGATGGTTACAGTCTGTGAGTTTGCACCCCAAGTAGTTACATCTGCAAATGGGTCGAAGTCCCAGCGCTTAATACGAATCCATTCCTTAGAAGGACCTGTGTCCTGCCAAGACATAGTTAGAATATTCTCAATACCTAAGTCTTCAAACTCGTAAGTGTTAATCGCTGCGTTGAAAGTAAATGTTGTTTGCTTGACAGCCAACAGGCTAGCACCCATTGCACGGATAGTATCGTTGATTGCCTTCTTAATTACGTAGCGTGGAAAGATAGGTGAGATAGTAACCTTAGCATCAGCTGCGTGTGTAGCAGCACCTGTGCCTAGATATCCACGACCATAAGGTGATACAGTCGCTGTGTTACCCACGCGGTCGAATGAATCAACCCACATAAGTTCTTCGTCAATTTCAAGGATACCCTTACCTACGTTACTCGTATCTCCAAGAGATAGGATTGTAGGTGAGGTGCTTGGAGACGTCAGTGTTGTGACTGCTGTGCGTAGATATGTTGAACGGTCCTGTTGGTAGGTATAACCTGAAAGGTTAATGAGGACTTCATCAATCATCTGTGCTAGTGTTGTCATAGGTCTATGCTCCTTAATGCAACAACTGCTGATAGTCCAGTAGTTCCAGCTAGTTCATTACAGATAGCGTTTAGCATCTTGTAGTCCTTAGGCTGACGGCTTGCGCTAGCCTTAATGTTTAGTGCTGCTATAATACCCAAGCCACTAGTGTCAGCATAGTTATTTGCTGCACCTTGTTCAGACTGGTATGCACTTGGTACGGGATATGTTCCACCATTTGCAAGACGATTCAACTCGTCAGCAAATGTGCTACCTGCTACTCCTGTTGCCATTATCTAAACCTCGCAGCCTTCTTTGCTATGGACTTTGGTTGTTTTACAAACTGCTTACCCTTTGCATTACCTGCAGCTTTAGCCTGGTTAGTTGCTCTCTTTTCAGATGCACTCAGTGCAGACCATGCCTTCTTGGGCAAATATCTTTTCTTGCCTTTAGATGGTTTACCATCAGAAGTTGTCCACTCTTCCTTGGTCCATTTCTTTAAGGACTTTTGTGACTTAGCAAGTGCCATTACTTGTAACCGCCTCCTGCTTTCTTGTACTCAACTGCAAGCAACTGAGCCTTACGAGCAGACCATTCGCCAGGGTCTCCACCCTTTGAGCCTGCCTTAATCTTCTTGAACAAGGCAGCACGCATTGCTGGCTTGGTGTAGTTACCAGCCGCATTGACTTTTGACTTAGCCTTCTTCTTTACCATTTGACTTTATCCGCCCAGTATGCAGCAGACATCTTGCCCTTAGCAATGTTCTTTGAGTGACGTGCCTTGAAGGACTTCTGACGTGCTGTTGGCTTCTTATCGCCAGTCACCCCCTGCTGACCAAAGCGAATAGTTTTGACCTTGTCTCCTTCTTTGGCCACAACAACGTGTGACTTCTTTGGGTGATTTGGTGTACGCTTAGGCTTGTTAAAGCCTGATACTCCTGCTCGCTTTAGTCTTGGGTCTGTCATTATTATCCTCTTGTGTATTTACCTTTTGAGTTAAACTTGTCTGAACGTGTACCAGAAGTACCCTTCAGAATTGCTGCAGCAGCTTCTGCTAATTGCTTGTCCCAGTTTTTATCTGAGGCGTTAGCATTTGCTTTTGCGGTAGCAGCATTTCCAGGCCCGCGCTGCTTATAATCTTGTGAAGCAGCAATACCAGTACCTAGTGCTGTTGGGATATCGCGAACTTCACGGGCTACCGTCTTGACTCGCTTAATAACTTTTTTAACAGGGCTTGCCATTACTTCTTTTTCGCCTTCTTCTTAACGGCCTTCTTCATTGGCTTGCCAGTCTTCTTGGCCTCAGCCTTAGCCATTGCCATTCCCTTTGCTGTGTACGCGAATTCTTTCGCTCCGACTTTTGGCATTACTTCTTCTTCGCAATCTTCTTTGCAGCCTTCTTGGCTGTCTTCTTCATGGCCTTCTTGCCCATCTTCATTTCCATCATTTTTTCTTTCTTAGATTCCATCTTTTCAGCCATCTTGTATGCCTTGTTCTTCATCATTATACTTGCCCTATCTCTTTCATTACCGCTGCGGTTGATTGGTTTATGTTCTTTGCATCTGGCATTGAATTAGCATTGTATGGCTTATTCAATACTTCGGAGGCTGCTTCTGCCTCACGAATCTTTTCCATCGAAGTTCCACCAGGCTGAATGCCTTGTGCCTTCGCATTAGCATATGCAGATAGTTCACTTTCGAAACGCTTACGTGGAGCATTTCGCTGACTGTTAGCATCGCCAGTATTCATCTGAAGTCCTCTGGCTTTACAGCCAAAGCAATCAGGCCCACACTTGGTGTGGTCTATAAAGATATCGTTCTCATCGGGAAACGGTTCAGTTGATGTAGCATCACAATACACACACCCATATAACGCTGAGTATGGAATCATGTCTCCATCTACTAATTTATATCCCCACTCAAGAACCTTACTTGCGTGTTCGTGTCCCATATGTCCCCTATATTGCTGTGAAGTTTGCTTCCGTTACCCCAACGCCACCAGCAATAAGTGCTGCTTTTGTTGCGTCATCTACGGTGTACTTACTACCACCAAGATATACTTCCTGGTAGGTGTCTAAGTCACCATCGTATGGATAACGCACCTGACGGTAAGTTCCATTAACTCTGATGATACTAATGCCACGTGTTAACTTGTAGAATGTAAAGAGTCGCTGAACTCCTTCAAATCCTTCGTCGACAGTTGGTGTCTCGAAGATGTAATCTGTCATGACTCCTCCTTTAGTGGACTCACCACAAGGCTAGGTTTCCCTAGCCCTGCAGTCAATTAACTACTAGAGAGCAGCGATTGATGAACCTGATGTGATTCGGTATAGAGCCTCGTCACGGTATACTGCGAAGCCAAGTACGCCGTACCAACCCATTGGGCGGAAGCGCATCAACTTATCAGTTACGTTACCGATAACTACGTGTGGCTCTTCAGCTACAGCTTCTGCCATTGCCTGTGAACCTGCAACGATTGTGTCGAAGACACGTGTTACTGGTGTTACAGTTACAGTTGTTGAAACTGTTACTGCTGCTGTGTTTGCTGTGTCTACAGTAAATGTAGTTGTTGAACCTGATGTAGTGATAGCAGTAATCTTAGCACCTGAAGCGATACCTGTTCCTGCAATCTTGTCACCAACTTCAGCGCGTGTTGCGATAACTGCAGATGAAGCAACGCCGAATGTGAATCCAGCTGATGTTCCTGCTACTGTTACTGCTGTTGTTGCCAATGCTGACTGGTCTGCACCTGACTTAGCGTTGTACAAACGTGATGACTCTACGAAGAATGCGCCTTCGTACTCACCGATTTCTCCAGCCCAAATCTTGCTTGCTTCTGAAGCAGACTGTGACTGTGGGTAGCGCCATCCAAGGTCGCCTGTCTCTGCACGAAGGTCGTGTGAAACTTCTGGGTGGATACCAACCCAGTATGCATTTCCGCGACGGCCCTTAGCCTTGTTAGCACGTAGCTTAGCAACAGCCTTGCGGATGTCTGCTGAGTCTAGTGTATCGGCTGCATCTACGTTAGCAGTTGCTGTTGCATTGCCTGCGAAGATGTTGTTTGAACCTGAGCGAAGTGTGTTCATTGCAACTACGTCGATAGAATCGGCTAGGTTGTATGCAATGATGTTAGCGATTGCTGGGTCTACATCTGCTAGAGAGAATAGTTCCAACGCACGTGTTACAAGTACAGCGTTACCGTACTCGTTAAGTGTCACTGTAACAGATGTTGGTGTTGACAATGCTACTGCATCTGGGTCAACTGTCTCTGTTAGTGTTGATGTCTTTGTGTCTAGGTCAACGTACTTCTGTAGAACTACAGTTGAACCTGGGATTGCTTGCTTTGCTGGGCGCTTATCTGCGACAGAACGAATTAGGGGT